TAAGTAGTAACCTGTAACCTGCTAGTTTTAATGATGTTACAAACTCCGGCTTGTAAGTTGTTGATTATAATACACTTAGACCACGGTGTAACATTGTAACATGTGATCATTGAGCGCTATGTTACAGCCTATGTTGTTGATAATAAATCACTTAGGACCACGGTTTTTAAAATACACCCTATATATAGCAAAATTGTACTTTCATCCTTTATTTGGAGTGATATGTGTGATTTTTCACTCAAATGTTACACAGGTTGACTATGTTATTGATTACATTACACTTAGGTCATAACTGGGTGTAACATGCTGATGTTACAAAAGTTACAATTATAAACTCTCTTAGCTTGCGCGAGATTTTGTATCTGTGCTCCGTATTGAGGGCGGTAGTACGATTTGCCTATATATAGGGTTAAAATTAAAAACTTTGTGCCTAAGTGTTTTATTATCAATAACCTAGGGTGTAACTTGGTATGTAATGATTTGATGTTACAATGTTACATAGCCCGCAAGTGGTTGATTATAAAGCACTTATATGACGGTGTTTGTAACATCAAATAAACTAGCAGGTTACATTGTTACTAATTAGTAACAATAGCGTGCATAAAATAAGTATGTACTTCAGAACGCCATAGGTTTATAATATACTTGTAAGTGAAAAAGTGAAAAACTGCTCAGCACGACAGCCCACACTGAATAGAGTGGGACCTACGTCACACAATCACCAACACATTTTGGGTGATCCAACTAACACCCTTCATGTGATAGTTACCCACCACTTAGATGGGTCGAGAGCTGGCTAGAATAGAGTAGTCAGATGAATCGCCGTAGCTTTATAACTTCAGTAATTGGGATGATGGCTATAGCAGCCTCTCCACCTCTATTATTAGCTGTTACTGAGTCTTATAACTTACCTCCTAAGGGTTCTATCTTTCGTGAGTTATTAGATGGCTATCATGAGCAGTTTGGTATCTATCCAGCTCCTGACACTCTTGAGTACGTCTTCTTAAAGACGCGGGCTGACCAACTTGAAGACTATCAACAGAATATATTTGAGTTACTCAAGGGCTCACCTAAGGTTCCCTGTACTAATGACCCTTGGTGGGATATCTCTGATGCTGGTAAACCCTATAGTATGAGGTTCAAATTAGAATCATGAGATACCTACTGAAGATGTGGAATGACTTTCTTGCTATGATTGAGTTCAGCAGTGAGTGGTGACCTCCTGAGACTCTCCGCTTCCCTGAACATGTAATCCATCATCCGCCTCGTACGGATGAACCTGAGGTGATCCTTGGACTGTTGCGTGTTATCTGATGAGGAAGTGGGACGGCTAACTCATTACGGGATAGCTCCTAACCATGAGCACCACATACACATGAAAGTTAAGGTAGCTCTCGAGCGAGTAAAGAACGAAGAGCTAATTATACTGGATGCTAAGGATGGTAGGTTCTACGTGACTCGGCCTAAGATGTACTTTCTTAAGCCGACTCTGTCATGTGGAGTTATAACAACCATACAGAGAGTCCTTAGCAACCAGCCACTTTACGTGTCACCCGCGTAATCCACCTTTGAAACCTATCAATACCATTAGAGAAGTGACTCTCGGAGTGAGCTGACTATGGCAGATATTAGTGTAGAGCTTAAGCCAGCTGTGAGAGTTCCAAGTGGTAGTCAAAAAGGACTAACTCACTGGAAGCCTGGTCAGTCAGGTAATCCACACGGAAGACCTAAGAAGAAGTTACTATCTGATGCTTACTCAGTTCATCTCAATGCTCGTGTACCTAGAGAGATAGCTAAGGCACTAGGATGCCCAGAAAACTGGTCATGGGCTGATGCTATAGCTAATCAAGTACTTAAGAAAGCTGTAGGTCAAGTAAGTGACAAGGATATCAATTTCACAGCTATTACAGAGCTTCGTGAGTCAACCGAAGGTAAGACACCTGAGAGAGTAGCTATAGGACAAGGGAATGAGGAGTTAACCGCCTTAGCTCGTGCTATTAGCGATGGTCCTATAGATAACGATATCCCTGACGCTGAGTTCGAGGATGTAGTCCCTGAGACACTGAGTGAGCCCGAGGCAGAGTATGAAACCCCGGTTGATGTTCCTATTGACTCTGATATAGCGGATGTTCCTGGAATTGAGGAGAGACAAAATGATAGCAATTGATGGCGGTAACTCGGCTTTAGATGCTCTTCACCCTATACACGGGCATCATGAGGCTTTACGAAGTGCTCAAATGAATTATACTGGCCATATACGTAAAGATGGAAAACGAATTAACATGTATGAGAATCCTGAGACTCCTGTAGGAGCTTCTGTAACATATGATCCTAAAACTAGAAAGATTGAGCATGAGGTTGAGGGTCAACATACAAACGCTCTAAGGGGAAAACAAGCCCGTTCATTATATAGTAACTTAATTAGAACAGAAGAGGAAGAAAAAAACTCTGATAGGTAACATATTGTCGCGCCTGCCCGGGTGCCTAGGAGGGCCTCGAGGTTCACATGCCAGTATTCAAGAGATTCGGTAAGAAAGCTCATACTTTCATAAGTCGTCATCCACACCAAGACAAGAAGTATACGTTACTCGAGGGTAGCGTCCGTTCTTCCAAAACGTTTGCTGTGGATGCTAAGCTTATCATACATCTTTGTAGGTACCGCGTAGAGGGCAAGAGAGTCATCATAGGTAACACCAAGCAGACGGTCTATAAGAATATACTGCTGGATGTCTTCAGTGTCGTAGGGAAGGCTAACTACACCTACAATCGCTCATCTGGTGAACTCTGGCTCTTTGGTGTACGCTGGTTCGTAATTGGAGCTAGAGACGAAGCTAGTTACAAACAGATTCTCGGTATGACTGTCGGCATCGCTATCTGCGATGAATGGACTGAGTTTCCTGAGAGCTTCACTAAGCAACTATTTCTTCGTATGTCTCCTGCGGGAGCGAGACTGTATGCTACGACGAATCCTGGTACTCCTAATCACTATCTCTTTACTGATGTTATCCACAATCCGGCTTTTGCTGCAGACCTTGAAGTCATCCACTTCACGCTAGCCGATAACCCTAACATTGAACCCGCTGTTAAAGACCAGATTATAGCATCTCAAAAGGGTGTCTACTATCAACGTTACATTCTCGGTCTATGGGTTGTAGCTGAGGGTGCTATCTACAAAGACTCATGGTCTGATGAGTTACTCTATAACAATGAAACACGTCCTGTGGCTCTCTATGGTCAAGGTGGTTACTGTAACCATGTGATTGCTATAGACTACGGAACACATAACCCGTGTGTCTTTGAAGAGTATATAGATGATGGAGTAAAGGTCTGGAATGACCGTGAGTATTACTGGGACTCAGTTAAAGAGATGAGGCAGAAAACTGATAGTGAGTATGCCGATGATCTTACTGACTTCTTAGCCAACTCACGTATCAGAGGACGTAAGAATCCTCGTATTGTCGTTGATCCTAGTGCCGCTAGCTTCAAGTTAGAGCTTGTGAAACGCGGGTTCAATGTAGTGGACGCTGACAACGAAGTGCTTGATGGACTACATAGAGTCTCACAAGCACAAGCCCTCGGCCTCTTACGTGTCCACGAGGAGTGCTCGAACGAAAGACGTGAGTGTTCTATCTACTCATGGGATGCGAAGGCCGCTGAGAAAGGGGAGGAGAAACCTCTCAAAACCAACGACCATAGTCAAGATGCTAAGAGATACGCCGTCATGGATCTGTTCCCTGAATGGCGATTACTGGAGAGGGTAGCCTAATGAATGGTGGTAAGTCAGTACTGAATCAGCTGGGATGTGACGCAGAGGACTTTAATCCTAAACTTCATGAGCATTTTCAAATAGCTCGTCGCGCTGGCATGAAACCTGGTGGTACTGAAGAGGGAACTCATAGTAAGTACGCTGACTTAGAGCATCCAAGTGGTACTCATGGGATGTCTATTGAGCATAGCCGTAAAACTGGTGAGGTACGTTCTCACGTAGCTTCTGTTAATGGTGAGGTTATCTATAATCACATGAAGAGTCCTAGTGATGTCCGACAAGCTCTTAAAGAGGCTCGCAAAGTAGCTAAGTAATCTATCATCCTCCTAAATCCAGTGCACTTGAGTGACTCCTATGCCCACGAAACGTACATCTCGTAAGCTACCGCCTAGACCTGGTGAACCTAAGGTCAAGCCGATGGTTAACGACGATATGAACTACTTACGTAGTTCAATAGCTCTCGACTCGTACCGCAATGCTCCAGCGCGGTTAGGGACAGGAACTGCGAATTTAACTGAATCTGGGGATTATCCATTAGTCAGACTGACCGAGGATTACCCGCTCATCCTTTCGTTATATCGCAGTTCCTGGGTTGTTCGTAAGGTGGTAGATAGCGTAGCTGAGGATGCATTCAAGACGTTCCCGAAGATTGACTCAGAGGTTACACCGGAGGCCATTAAAGCACTAGAGAAGACGATTCGTACTACGAAGACTCTACAGGCACTTCGTACTACAGCTAAGTGGGGTCGTCTATTTGGTGGTGCTGGTGCTATCATAGTGTTAGATGGTGTTAAAGACTTGATGGAACCTCTAGTATTAGAGGACATCGAGCCTGGTAGCTACAAAGGCCTTATACCTCTTGATCGCTGGTCAGGTATCATTCCTGGTCCTAAGATCTCGAATGACATCAACGACCTTGGTAACTTCGGTAAGCCTGAGTACTATAACTGTATCATGGATACAGGTAATGTCGATGTCCACCACTCACGTGTTATCCGGTTCCAAGGTCGTGAGCTACCTTGGTGGGAAGTCCAAGTTGAGTTATACTGGGGTATGTCTGAGATTGAGATCATCTTCGATGAGTTAAAAAAGAGGGACTACTGCTCGTGGAACATCGTATCATTGATGGCTAGAGCACAGTTACTTGCTATCACTGAGCCTCAACTCGCTACTCTCATGTCTGGTGCTGGTGGTACCAATAAGAACTACAATAACTTCATCGATAGAATGCAGCAGATGAGCAACATGCTCAACAGCCAAGGTATCATGATCCTTGGTAAGGATGGTAGCCTCCAAAACACGAGTTACGGCTTTGGTGGTGTTGCTGATACTTATCATGAGTTTATGAAGGATCTTGCTGCCGCGTGTGACGAGCCATATGAGTGGCTCTTTGGCCGTGAAGGAGGCCTTGGAGCTAATGGCCGTACAAGTCTCCAGCAGCACTACGATCACGTCGAGCAGATCCGTACCTCTCAGTATGATGTTATTATTGACCAGCTTCTTCCGATCCTTGCTATGAGCACCTGGGGTCAAGTACCTGATGACCTTGATCATCATTGGGAACCCATCTATACAATGACAGAGATGGAAAGAGCTCAGTTAGCTGGTGCTGTTACTCAATCTATTATTGCTGCTTATAATGCTGATCTTATTACTAAGAAAGAAGCACGGACTGAGTTTCATCAGAAAGCTGATGAATCAGGTCTCTTTAGTAACATCACTCAAGACTCTATCGATGCTACCCCTGACTTGTATGCTAGTGAGTTAGGGATGGGGGAAATGGATTTACCAGAATCTGAAGAGAATGGTGAGAATACTCCTCAAGAAGAATCTGGTAAAAAGCCTGAGTCGAAAAAGAAAGAACCTAAGAAAGATAAGAAGCCTAAGGAGTAACTAACATGCCATTTGCTATTCCTGTTATTCCTGGGGCGTTTGGTATAGATGCGGAAGATTCTGTTAGAATGTCACATCCAGGTATAAAAAACGCAAAAGGAACTCCTACAACAGAACAAAATATATACTACTATCATCATGGAGATCAAGGGGGTATAAATAAAGCTTTAAGAGGAGAACAATCTGTATCAAATGAAACTAAAAAAGAAGCAGAAAAAGTCAATAATCTTGTAAAATCCTCTAAGTCTACGAGGCCTATTACTTTACATAGAGGGGTTATTCCAGGCCCTCATGCTGATTCTTTACTATCTCATAAACCTGGAGATATTCATGAGCATAAAGGAATAGTATCCACATCTTCTCATAGAAAAGTAGCGGAGTCATTTGCTCGTAGAAAAGGTGTTAAAGGAGCTACGGTAGAGTATAATACTAAGCCAGGAACCTCAATGCACTCAATAAGTAATATGATGAAAAAAGATGAAGAAGAGGATCCTTTTCAGTATAATGAGCATGAGGTTCTTTTACCTCACGGCTCTAAGTATAGAGTTACTCACGTAGATACCAATAACCGTCATGTTAAAATGGAACCCCACAAGGAGTAGCTACAGTGTCTATCCGTATTGATCTAGATCCTATGCCTCTTACTGCTTTACAGCAGTCTGCTGAGAAAGCCAATAAACCTGTTAGGGATGTAGCTAAAGATGTTCTGGAAGTCATCTTTCAAGGACGAGCCTCTTTTGTAGCTATTGAGCCACCTCCAACTGCTGAACAACTCAATAAGATCAAAGAGTTCATTGCAGAGACTATGGGATACCAGAAGGTACAAGATGGCAACCCCCTTCCAACTACCGAACCGGTTTGAAGTAGCATACCGGAGAGCAATTCATCTCGTAGTCTCCAAGATGCTACCCACTAAGCTTGAGAGTATGTCTCCAGGTACGTGGATAAGTCACCTACGTGACCTGAGCGACCGTGCGTCATTTATTGAGATGGCTACATCAATCGCAAGAGGCATGGTCCTCTCGGTGAACGTAGAGAACACGAGGTCCTGGAGGGAAGCATCTCAACAATCTCAAGGATCACAGTATTTATACTCTTTACTTCAGAAGGAGCTTAAAGGTCCTGTAGGCACTAGATTCAACGAACTCGTGGAACGTCAGTCTCAGTTTATAACTGACATTCCTAGAGCCGTTGCTAGCCGGTTATCTGGGGAAATTGCCGCCGCTCAGCAA